CAGCAGCGCCGTCCGGTTCCGCGGCCCTCAGGCGCGCGCCGTGCTGGTGCCGCTTTGCCACGTGCTCGGCGACGACGGCGCGCAGGCGTGAAGGTGCGTGCCATGGTATGTCGCGCGCAATCGGCCTTTGATCGCGCTGGAGCGGCCTTTGCCTCTCGCCGCTACCACCCTAGCGGCCTGCCTCGTCGGACGCATCCAGCGCCTTCCTACGGGCTTCTAGAGGGGTGTTTGCTGGTCGCCCTCGGTCGGCGACCTGCCAGCGGCTTGGCTGCAGATTGCGCTTGCATGCGAACCCCGACCCGTGGCAAGGGTTCAGTCAGTCGTCAGCGCGCTTGCCTGAATGGCGCTGGCTGGGTTCCGCGCCCGGGAAACCTAAGTAAATCAACCGGGACAAGGCGGGACATCACCGTTACGCTGAGTTGTAACGGCCAGCCCCTTGAAATCCCTGGCAAAATCGCAGGCGTTACGCCGTTACAGGCGTTTTGTGCCTTCTCCTGTTTTTCGCTATACGCGCGCGTGAGGCTGTCACGGTGTAACGCCTGGCATATTCATCAATCATATCAATCACTTAAGGCGTTACACCTTGCGGGACAGCAACGTTACACCGTAACGCCCCCCCTGAAGGGTAGAACTGAGCATAAACAAGGGGTTAGCTATGCCGCGCGGCGGGCCGGTTGAGGGGGTCGCCGCCGTTTTGGCGGCCACATTCGACCCCGCGGAAGCGCCGGTGCCGGCGGGCGAGCAGCTCGCGCTGCTGCCGGGCGGCCAGGCCGAGGAGGCGCGGGCCGAGCTGGTCGAGCAGCCCTCGCGCGGCCGGCCCAAGGGCTCGAAGAACCGGCGGACCGAGGAGTGGGCGCGCTACGTCACCAGCCGCTACGGCTCGCCGCTGGAAGCGCTCGCGCGGGTCATGCACGGCGGCCCGGCCGAGCTGGCGCGGGAGCTCGGCGTGAGCCAGGTCGAGGGGTTCGACCGCTGGCTGCGGGTGGCTGAGGCCCTGCTGCCCTACGTCCACGGCAAGCAGCCGACGGCGGTGACCCTCGACGGGGCCGCGCCCGCGCCGGTCGTGCTGCAGGTCACCCCCGACGCTGCGATGCGCATGGCGGCCTCGCCCGAAGAGGCGATGGGCGTTCTGAAAATCGCGCTCGATCAAGGGCTTAGCGACGCGGAGGCGCGCCAGTCTAACGACGCGGAGTCTAACGATGCGCGCTGAACCCGCAGAAAACCGCCATTTCCGCGCGGTCAAGCGTCTGATCGCCAATCAGTCGCTCGCGCCTGGCGCGCAGGCCTGCTCGCGCGCCGATCTCACGCGCGGGGGGGGCTTGCGCGCGGGCCGGGTCGCGTGCGTTCGCGACCCCCGGGGGGGCCAAAACCGGGCGACCTCGCGCGTCGCCGCCCCTCTGTCCGTCAAGCGTGAAAGAATAACCGACCCCCGACCAGCGGGGGGCGCGGGACCATCCCGGGCAGCGGGTGGGGGCATGGGGGCATGAGCCAGGCCGCCACCACCTTCCGCGCGCCCGGGCCCATCAGCGCGGCCTTCCTGGAGAACACGCACGAAATCTCGGTGCTGTGGGGGCCGGTCGGGTCGGGCAAGACCGTCACCGCGCTCATGCGCGGCCTGGTCGCGTCCTACTTCGCCCAGCCCGAGCGCGACGGCGTGCGCCGCGTCAAGGGCGCGGTCATCCGCCGCACCTTCCGCGACCTCTGGTCCACCACCATCCCGAGCTGGTGGGCCTGGATCCCGCAGAGCTCCGGCCGCTGGACCGGCGGCAAGGACGAGCCCGCCACCCACGAGCTGGTGCTGAACCATCCCGATGGCGGGCGCGTCGAGCTGATCGTGGAATTCAAGGCCTTCGGCGAACAGCGCCTGGAGGAGGCGCTGCGCGGCTGGGAGGGATCGTGGGCCTATGTCGATGAATGCGACCTGCTGGACGAGCGCGCGCTGCCCTGGCTGCTGTCGCGCTGCGGCCGCTACCGCCTGGCGCAGCAGGTCGACCCCGAGCGCAATCCGCCGCGCCGGCTGGTCTGGGGCACCTGCAACGCCACCGATACCGACCATTGGCTGTACCGCGACATGGTCGAGCAGCCGCGCGAGGGCGTGAAACTGTTCCGCCTGCCCGGCGGCTTGGAACCCAACGCCGAGCGGCCGCCCGGCATCACGCGCGACTACTACGAGACCCTGCGGCGCACCATGCAGCCCTGGGAAGCGCGGCGGTTCGTCGACGCGCTGCCTGGGTATTCGCGCGACGCCGACCCGGTCTTCCCCGAGTTCAACCCCGCCCACCACGTCGCCAGCGAGCCGCTGCGGCCCATCCCGTGGCGGCCGCTGGTGATCGGCATCGACGCCGGCGGCACGCCCGCCGCCACCTTCTGGCAGCGCGACACCTCGGGCCAGTGGCGCGGCCTCGCCGAGCTGGTGCCGGTGAACAACCTCGTGATGGGCCCGCGGCGCTTCGGTGAGAACCTCGCGCAACTGCTGGCCTGGGAATTCCGCGAGGTCGATCCGAAGTTGATCGTCGGCGTGGCCGACCCCTCCGCCGCCTACGGCGCCGACCGTCTGGCCGGCGACGATGACTGGATCGAGACCGTCGCAAGCGTGGCGCGCATCCGCATCTACGCCGCGCCGACCAACAAGATCGCGCCGCGCCTCGAAGCCATCCGCCGTCCGCTCACCACCTGGATCGACGGCGTGACACCTAGCCTGATCCTGTCGCCGACGATGAAGCGGACGCGCCGCGCGCTGGAGGCCGATTACCGGTTCCGGCGCATCGCCGTCGGCCCCGGCCAGTGGCGGCGCGAGGACGTGCCCGACAAGCACAGCCCGAACTACGCCAGCCACATCGCCGACAGCGTGCAATACGCGCTCTTGCACCTCGGCGGCTATGCCGAGGCGAAGGCGCGGGACCCCCGCGCCGGCATGCGCCTCGGCGTGCCGATCGTCGCCGCCACCGGCTTCCGACCGTGAGGAGAACCCGCCCATGCCCGTGACCACCATCAAGCTCGACCCCGGCCAGACGCACCACCGCCGCGGCAGCGACGGCGAGCTGCAGCCGAAGCCCGCCGCCGTCGGCTTCGCCGACGAGGCCGACCCCAAGCCAGGCGAGAAGCTGCCGCCCTCGGCCAACCCGGACTTCATCGACGGCCCGCCGCCGCCGCGCCCGACGCTGACCATCACGCTGCAGCCGCGGCATCACGACTGGCTGCTGATGGCGGCCGCGCGCGAGGGCCGCAGCCCCGAGAGCATGGCCGAGGCGCTGGTGCGCCAGGCCTACGCGGCCGATCCGCTGCGCGTGCGCTCCACCCTGCCGCAGGGGCCGGGCCAGCCGGCCGGGACGGCGCGGCGATGAGCGGCATGACCAAACGTTCCATCGATCCGCAGTTGTGGGAAGAACTCACGCGCGCAGGTGAAAGAAGTGTTGCCAACGTCGCCACGCCTTCAATTATTGGCAGCCTGCAAAGCATACATCTCCAAGCTGGACATGTGTTTCTCATCGGCATGTTTCGAGGCGTAACCAAGACGATCGTCGAGGTGTCCAAACGAGACCATCTGTCATTGGTTGAAGACAACCTGGTCGCAATTGTGCGACGTGTTGTCCGTAGGGCCGGGCAGCCAATCAACGCAGATGGAACCCCTTACCACCATGACATTCGGCGACCGGGCCAGCCGGCCGGGACGGCGCGGCGATGAAGCCCCCGCCGGTCGCGGTGCCGCCCGAGGACGGCGCGGGCGGCGTGGAATACCTGCCCGTGCCCGACCTGACGCCGGAGGAGGTCGCCACCTTCGACGCGGCCCGCCGCGTGCTGGGCGTCACCGAGGCCGAGCTGGTGGCGATCGGCCGCGCCTGGTGGGACAGGACCGGCCGGCACCTGATCCGCGCCCCCGAGTGGCGCAACCCGGACGCGGGCATCCAATCCCGCATCACGCGCGGCCTGTCCTTCGACCAGCTCACCCCGATCGAGCAGCAGCGGGTGACGATTGCCTGCTGGCTGCACAAGATCGCGCCGGCGCTGCAGGCGGGCCAGCCGCTCGATCCGCTGCACCGGGGGCATTGAGCGCGCCATGTGGTTCGTGGGCTTCCCGACCGCCGACAGCCAGGTCGCCCCGCGCGGCGGCTGGCGCTGGTGGCGCTGGTTCACCCGGCCGGGCTACCGGCATGTCTGCGCCTGGTGCCCCGCCGCCGATGGCGGCACGCTGTTCGTCGATCCGCTGGCCGGCGGCCTGGTGGTGGAACACTTCCCGCAGCCCGTCGAGTGGGTGACCCGGCACTTCGTCGACGCCGCCGTCTGGACGCTGGCCTATCCGTCCGCGCCCGCCAGTGTGCATCGCCGCCCGCCGCTGCGCCCGCTGCTGACCTGCACCGAGGTCGTCAAGGCCGCCATCGGCCTGCGCGCCTGGTGGGTGATCACGCCGCGCCAGCTCGCGCGCGCCCTGCAACGCCGCGGCGCCGTGCCCGTGCTGCCGCTCACCTCGCTTCCCTCCAGCCGCACAGGAGTCTGACCATGGGAGCCCTCTTCTCGTCCCCCAAGCCACCACCGGGGCCGGACCCGAACCTGATCGCCGCGCAGCAGCAGCAGCTCGCCGACGAGCGCAAGCGCACCGAGCGGCTTGAGGCGGAAAAGCAGAGCCGCCTGCGCGCCATGCTGGGGCGCAGCATGGGGCGCGTCAGCCTGCTCGGCGGCCCCGAATACGGCGTGCCCGACACCGCCACCGCCGGCGCGGACAAGCTCGGATGAGCGCGCGTCTTCCCGCGCTCGCCGAGGCCGAGGCCAAGGCGCTGCTCAAGCGCGCGAAGGCGGCCTTCGCGCGGCTCGATCGCTACATGGCGACGTTCCGCGACATCGTCGAGCTCGCCATGCCGCAGCGCGATGCCGTCACCGGCAAGGCGGAAGGTCAGGAACGCACCACCGCGATCTACGACTCCACCGCCTGCTACGGCACCTCCCGCTTCGCCAACCGCGTGGTGCAGGCGATGTTCCCCGCCCAGGAACGCTGGGCGGAGCTGCGCCTCTCCGTGCCCGAGCTCGACGAGGCCGACGAGGCCGACCGCGAGGCGCTGCAGATCCGCCTCGACGCGGTGAACCGGCTGATCTTCCAGGCCATCCGCGAAAGCAACTTCGACCTGGCCATCGTCGAGGCCGCGCACGACCTGGCCGCCGGCACCATGGCGCTGCTGGTCGAGCCGGGCCGCGCCGCCGGCGGCTGGGGCGCCGCGTCCTTGCGCTTCCAGGCCGTGCCGATCGGCGCGGTGGCGATCGAGGACGGCCCCTTCGGCACGGTGGGTGCTGCGTTCCACAAGCAGCGGCTCGCCGCGCGGCTGATCCGCCCCACCTGGCCCGACGCCGAGCTCGACGCCGAGCTCGCCCGCAAGGTGGAGCAGAAACCCGACGACGAGGTCGAGCTCTTGCACGCCACCGCCTACGACTACGACCGCCAGGCCTGGCGCATCGCCGTGCTGCACAGGACGCACGTGGTGGTGGACCGCGCCGCGCGCGCCTGCCCGTGGATCATCGTGCGCTGGATGCGAACGCCGGGGCAGATCTACGGCTACGGGCCGCTGACCATGGCGCTGCCCGACATCCGCACGCTGAACAAGGCGAAGGAGCTGACGCTGCAGAACGCGGCGCTGAACGTCGCCGGCGTGCACACGGCGGTGGACGACGGCGTGCTGAACCCGCTGACCATCCGCCTCACCCCGGGCGCGATCATTCCGGTGGCGTCGAATGGCGGGCCGCGCGGGCCGTCGCTCGCGCCGCTGCCGCGCTCGGGCAGTTTCGACCTGAGCCAGATCGTGATCGAGGAGCTGCGGCGCGACATCCGCGCCGCGCTGTTCGACATTCCGTTGCCGGACCAGATCAGGTCGAACGTGTCGGCGACCGAGATCGAGCAGCGCATGGCCGAATACAACCGC